AAAAATTTATTCCTCATGCAAAGACATGGTTATCTCAAAAGAGATACAACGATGTAGAGCAACCAAAACAACGAAAAACAAACTTAAACTTATTAGTAGGATAAACCAAAAATGAACAAAAATGAAAAAACAATGATAGAAAAAGCACAAGAGCAAGGAATACATTTAAATGGATACTATGAGGGAGATCATAGAACTAGATGCCCAAACTGTTCTCCACATAGAAAAAAGAAGAACGACCCTTGTCTATCAGTTACAGTAGCAAATGACTCGATTCTTTGGATGTGTCATCACTGTGATTGGACTGGTGGCGTTAAAGAAGGTTCTTATAATAATAGATTTACTCAGGCTGCCGAACCAATGCCAAGATTAGCCACACCAATACCTATAGTATCAAATGCAAACCACGACTTATCTCATGGCTCTTTGGCTTGGTTACAGAATAGAAAGATATCACAAGCGACTGCAGAAACATTTAAGTTGTTTACTAAAGATCAAAAGCTATGTTTCCCATATTATCTAGATGGAGACATTGTTAATATTAAAAGCAGAACGAAAGATAAGAAGTTCTTGCAAGAGAAGAATGCGACTAAGTGCTTGTATAATATAGATATGCTTAAAAAACATTGGGAAGATGTTGCGATTAAGTCTGTTATATTTGTAGAAGGCGAAATGGATGTACTCGCATTGTATGAAGCTGGGTTTAAAAACGTAGTAAGTCTACCAGATGGTGCACCTCAAACAGCAAAATTTAAATCTGATGATAAAAGGTTTATGGCGTTTGAACACTCTAAATGGATTTTTGATGCAGACGAAGTTATTGTAGCCACAGATGCTGATGAAAATGGCAAGGCTTTGAGGTTGGAGATTATTCATAGATTTGGTAAAGACATTTGTAAAGTTGTCAATTTCCCTCGAATTGATGATTGGCAATGCAAAGATGCAAACGAGTGCCTTATCAATGATGGTATACAAGTTTTACAAGAATGTATACAATATGCAGAAGAGTTCCCCGTCCAGGGATTGCATGGAGTAAAAGAGTATCACGACAGTGTGCAGAACATTTACGATGGCAATGAGCAGAAGGCTTTCAGTACTGGGTTTAAAGAATTAGATAAAATATATAAGATCATGCCAAGTACATTTAACTTAATTACTGGTATTCCTAATCATGGTAAGAGTAACTTCTTAGATCAAATATTATTAAATCTAGCAGAGAATGAAGGATGGAACTTTGCAGTATTTAGTCCAGAGCATTCAACTCCTAATCACATAAGGAGATTACTAGAGAAAAGATGTAGAAAGCCATTTGATATTGGTTTGCACGCTAGAATATCTCAAGACGAACTTAACAATGGCATAGAGTTTTTGGATAATCATTTTAAATTTATTGAGAACACAGAAGAAATACCAGACATTGAGTTCATATTAAGTAAGGCGAAAGTAGCCAAGCAGAGGTTTGGTATAAAGGGTTTAGTCATTGATCCATTTAATCAGATCAGTCCTAATAGAGATTATGCTAAAAGAGAAGACGAACACATAAGAGATATAATTGCTAAGTGTCAGCAGTTTGCAAGAAACCATCAATTAGTTGTTTGGATGGTAGCTCATCCTCATAAACTACAGAGGAATGATAGTGGCGTAGTTCCACCACCAGATTTATATCAAGTAAGTGGTTCTGCACATTGGGCAAATATGAGTGATGCCGCTCTAGTGGTGCATAGAGACTTTGAAGACAACTCTACTCAAATAATTACTAGAAAGATTAGAGAACAAGGTATCTATGGTCATATAGGTCAGAAGTTCTTCAGCTTCAGTAACTCAAAGAAGGTCTATGAAGAAATAGTTGAAACAGAAAATAATTACGATTACTCTAGAGATGAGGTGTAACAATGAGCCAACTTATTAATCTGAAGTGCAAGAAAACTTGTGACATAGATACATGGTGTATTTGTGAGGCAGTAGAAACTATTGAGACTAATATAGAAAATGATATAGATGATTTATCAAAAAAAGAAAAAAGAAAATATTTAGATAAGCTATATGAAAAACTTAACAGTCAACTTATGAAAGTTATAGGATGAATTGTGTAAAATGTAATAGTGCTACGTCTGTTGTAGATAGTAGACCTCAAGAAACATCTACCATTAAACGAAGACGTAAGTGTGGTGCTTGTGGACATAGATTTAATACAATAGAACAAATTTTAATAGAGACTACACTTGTAAAAGAAAAAGTAAAGGTAAGTAAACCTAAAGTAAAATTTCGTAATACATTTGATGATTCGTTTGATAATCAAAATTATTTGGAAAGTCTAAGTGATTACGAATTAGAAGAATTAATAGGGAGATAAAAAAATAATAATGAATTGTTGGGCATGTAACACAGAATTAATTTGGGGTGGAGACCATGATGTAGAGACTGTGGACTCTGAAGAGCACTCATTACTGACTAACTTATCTTGTCCTAACTGTGAAGCTCTTGTATTAGTTTATCACGAGAAGAGAGATGAAAATGAAACAAAACACTAAAAAGCCAAGTAAAAAGATTGGTAGACCTAAATTTGTAGTTACAAAAGATATGTGTGAAAGGGCAGAAGCCTATGCATCTCAAGGACTTACATCGGAACAGATAGCTCTAGCTCTAGGAATAGGACAGTCAACTTTATACGATAAGCAGAATGAATTTAAAGAGTTTGGAGAGGCTATAAAAAGAGGTAAGGGCAGAGGAATACAAAGAGTAACTAATAAGCTATATGAGAAAGCGTTAGAAGGCGATAATACTGCAATGATATTTTATTTAAAGAACAGAGCAGGTTGGCAAGATAAGATAGAGAAAGAAACTATTATAGAGCAGAAGCAAGTTATAGATTTAACTAGGATAAGCAATAATGAACTTAGCAAACTTAAATCAATCCTTACCTCAGTTACTACAGAAGGTGGAAGCAGAGGAAATGAAGAGATCATTGAAGGAGTTCACGAAAAACTCTTGGGAAGCGATTGAACCAGGTCGAGACTTTTACGACAATTGGCACATTGATGCAGTATCAGAACATCTACAAGCAGTAGTAGAAGGCGATATAAAAAGACTTATAATAAATATACCACCAAGACATATGAAGTCTATAAGTGTTGCAGTAGCTCTACCAGCTTGGACTTGGACAATACAACCAGAGAAAAGGTTTCTATTTGCTAGTTATGCAGGATCATTATCCATAAGAGATAGCGTTAAGTGCAGAAGATTAATAGATAGTCAGTGGTATAAAAAATATTTTGGAGATACATTTTCACTAACGTCAGACCAAAATCAAAAGCAAAGATTTGAGAATAACAAGACTGGACAGAGAATAGCAACCTCAGTAGATGGAGCACTAACTGGAGAAGGTGGAGACATAATTGTTATTGATGACCCACATAACGTAAGAGAAGCTGAATCATCCACAGTTAGAGAAGGCGTACTAGAGTGGTGGGATCAAGCTATGCAGACTAGATTGAATGACCCAAAGACTGGTGCTTTTATAATTATTATGCAAAGAGTACATGAGAATGATTTGACTGGTCACATATTAGCTAACGAATATAACGAATGGGATCACTTATGTTTGCCTGCAAGATATGAAATAGGTCATCCAACGCCAACTAAATCATCACTGCACTTTGTAGACCCAAGATCAAAAGAAGGTGAGTTGTTGTGGGAAAGGCGTATAGATGATGCAACCTTAACAAATTTAGAGAAAAGTCTAGGCTCATATGCTAGTGCTGGACAACTACAACAGAGACCTATGCCAAAAGGTGGAGGTATACTCAAAGCAGAATGGTGGGTTCCCTGGGAAAAAGATGAGCTACCAGACATTGAGTATTTAGTGCAAAGTTACGATACTGCCTTCTCTACAAAAGAATCAAGCAGTTATAGTGCTAGAACTACATGGGGTATTTTTAGAATGAATGGACAAGTCAATGCTATCGTAGTAGAGATGTGGTATGATAGAGTTACTTATCCAGAGTTAAGGAAACTCGCACAAGAAGCATATGATGACTGGCAGCCTGACACAGTATTGATAGAAAAGAAGGCTAGTGGTCAAAGTCTGTTACAAGATTTAAGGATGGGTGGAATACCAGTGTTGGCTTATTCACCAGATAGAGACAAGATTGCTAGAGCACATAGTAGTTCTGCATTACTAGAAGATGGTAGGATATTTTATCCACACGATAAAAAATGGGCAAAAAACCTAATTGATATATGTTCAGCCTTTCCTGCGGGTGATAATGATGATATAGTTGACACTTGTACACAGGCTTGGTTAAGATTGAGAAAAGGTTGGTTTATAACTCAT